CAATGCCGTGCGGTAGGGTCAAGCACCCACCGCACGGGGATGATTGGCTCGCCCCGACTGCGCCGCTCGGCATTCTCATCCACTCCTGCCCGTCGCTGCACGTCAAAGATTGCCACTGTCGCCCCGCCACTGTAGGACGCCACACGGGGGCGGAAACTAGCGTCCACCCTCCCCAAGCTCGTGCGCAATCCCTCTGACGTCAGCCCGGGAACCATCTGCGCTATTAGCGCCGCACGAATATCGGGGATGAGACTCTCCGCGAGATATTGAGCGTTCCGACCTTGCAGCACAGTAACAAGCCGTTGCACCCCGGGACTGTTCGCGCGGTGCGCCAATCGCTGCCCCAAGCCTAATCGTGCCCCCTCAAAGATACGAGCACGCCCCATCGCTGTCAGGTCAGTCTCCAAGTCCTGAAGCCGCGCCCGCAACATGGCATCCATCTGCGCCTCAGACCATCCCTCGGTTATCCCTCGTTCCATGATACGCCGCGTCTCTCCCATCCATGGGTCGTAGGCAGAGACTAGCTCCTTCTGATAGCTGTTCAGGAAATCATCCCACCTATCAGGCCGCAAGCGTAATTGCTGACCCGCTGGGGCCTCGGCAAAGGGGAACATCCCGCCGGGCGCAACTCCCCTGGCCCCCAATCCCGCATCATCGGGCAAATCGGGCAAGTCCAGCACAGCCCGCAAGTGCTCCTCGTCCTGTCGTGTCGGCGTAAGCACCTGCGCCGTCACACCCTGCCCATAGGCTGTCAATAGGCCCACAATGTCGGGCGCCCCTGGGTCATTCCACGCAATCACGGGCTGGCCTGTTATGCCAGGGAAGTGGTTATATTCCATCAAGAGTGGTACTAGCTGCTGATTCCACGCCTCCAATAACTCCTGCTGTATACTTTTCAGCGCCAAGACAAAGAAGCTCTGACTACCCTTCACCAGTGCCTGCGTTCCTCCCTCGCCCATGCCCAACATCAAGAACTGGGCGAAGAAACGCATGAGGATTTCTTTCTGCTTAGCTACTATTGCCTCTCGTATATTGTAGCTGCGTGGCCCGCTCCCCCACGACTGCGCACGCGACCCGGGCGGCAGAAGCAACCACATGTTTTCAGCCATGCGCAAGTTTTCAAAGGCTTCCTGGAAGATGGTTTTCAGCGATGCCAGGTCGCTCGGCCCATGCCACTTATCGGGGTCGGGAAAGTCAATCACCGGCATCCCGCCCACATCCCGCTCAATACCAAGCGCCTCAAAGTTCTCCAAATACTTCAACTTCAGCCATGGGCGAAACAGAGACCTTAGCAATGGCTTGCCCTGGGGATTGCCCTTCCGTCCACGGAATGCCACATGCACCATCTTGCTCGTCGGGATGGTGTAGACAGCCCCGCTCACAGGGTCGCGCTGCACGAATGCCGTTGGTCTATCGTCCTCCCATTCCCAGCGCCATAGAGTCTCAGCGCCTCTAGGTTCTAGATTCCGAATCCAGAGTTTTCCATCTTCACGCTTCTCCAACACCACCTCAGCCACCGCAAAACCGAATATCAACGACTCAAGCATATCCACTACATGCGCTCGCCAGGTTTGTCGGTCCATCTGATTCATGGCCGTTAGCACAAATTCCGCCGCCTTCATGTCGGCCTCGGAATCCGTCAGTGGGAGCACGTCAAAATCAGCGGCCAGAAGCGGCGCCATGATAGCATCAAGCAGCGTCCCAACCGTCACATCATCGGCCATTTCCCGGTAGATGCGGGAAGCCCTCTGCCAATCCCGCAACTCTACAAGATATTCCTCGCGCACCAACCCACCGAATACTTTTAGCCCCCGTATCCCCATTACCGACTGGATGCCCGTGCTACCCGTAGTCATTGCCGTGCTCCTGCGATATTCATGGCTCGTCACCATCCGAGGCGAGATACCAAGCCCTGCTCTCCACGCAATCTACCTGATACTAATGCAGCAGAGACGCCCGTAGTATAGACGCTTGTGGCTGCCCATACCATTGCATCGAGGCGATTCGGACTTTGCCCCATGTCCGATGTCCACATAGCCAATTCATCTTCCAGGCGTGGCCAATTCCCTACCAGATGCGCCCGCCCTTGCTCAAATAAGGCCGCTATCGGCTCCGCCCGAATCGCCTTCCCCCTGGTAGCATCCACACTACGGTAGACTATGTCCATGCCCCGCGCCGCAGCCGCCGTCCTGATAGTGGATTCTACCATATCGCCGCCGTAGTTCTTTTCTGCTACGATGCTATTTGCCCGTAGCTCCTGGTACAGACCAATCACCACGCCGGCCCAACTATCGGGAGATGCCTTCAAGCTCGCATCATGTATCACGTAGAGATGCCCATTCTTCCCGCGCCCAACTGCTACTATACCACACTCCGTAGCGCCCCCAGGCGGGTCAACCCCAATCACTAGCTGCGTCAGGGCTGGCGCCTCTACAACCCGTGTACCGTCCAGCATTCCACGCGTCCACAGTGCGCCAGGAGCCTCCATTACATCCTCCGCCATAATCTCCTGCCGATATGCCAGCGCCGTCATGTCTGATACTATGCCCGTTAGGGCAATCTCAGAAATGTAAGGATTCGCTTGGCTCGTGAAGTGAATGCAATCCCACAATGGATCATTGACCCGTTGCTGCCAGAGCTTCGCGGCATGGAGCGGGTCGCGGGCCTTCGAGACACTCCGAGAATGCAATGAAGGCGGCGTGTAAACAAATATCACGCTGCCATCATTGTCTAGCAGCATGGGCGCTCCCACCAATGCCCATGCCTCCTCGTTCATCAATTGCCACTCGTCCAGGATAAGTAAATCTGCCCAATCGCCCCGGAGGGTGTCAGCGTTCCACGCTGTCTTTGCCCGAATCCGTGTCCGTGTACCTGGAACCTCTATCATGTGCATCGTTTCATTCTTGGTTATTTTCCCCGCAGTTATCAACTCCTCCAGCGCCCGCCTTATTTCCCACCAGAACGCATCTACCTGCTCTTGCGTAGGTGCGGCATACAGTACGCGCTTCCCCGCCAGAAATGCCTGCACTGCCTTGATTGCCACGCCTACTGTTTTGCCCCCGCGCCGACCAGCGCGCACGATGATGCGTTTCTTCCCCGACTCCAGCATGCGCAGTTGCGCTGCATGGGGCCGTCTCAGAGGCAATACGTATTCTGCCTGTTCAGGGCGCCCTTTCAATGTCCTCATGGCGAGAACCATCCATCAATTGGGGCAAGGCATCCTGATTTGCGGCCTGGACGATCGACGGAAGGGCGTCATAGACCACACGAAATACCAAAGGCTCATTGCCCCGGCCTGTAATCTCCTGACGGAGCGTATCCCGTCTAGCCCATTGCTCCGGGTATCGCCGCTCCAGCCACCATGCAGCAGCCTGCCATGTCTCCAGCGCCGCCTTTTGGATTATCGCCACTGAGCGCGCATGGGCTTGCGCCTCGGCTTTTTCCAAAGCCGAACCAAACTCACGATAGCATTCCTTTGCGCCTGGCTTCCTGCCCTTCGCGGCCCAATCATATATCAGTTTGGGCGCTATGCCGACAGCAGCGCAAGCTACACTGGCGTAGTTGCCCGCTGCGATGTAAGCGCAGAGTTGCTGCTGAAGCTCCGGGGTAAGACGAGTCCGCCTGCCCAGGTACTTAGGATTGGGGGTACGCTGTTGGTTCGGCATGTTCCCTCTCTAAATGGAGCACCGGGGTCGGGATTGAACCGCCCTCTTCCGCATGGATAGCGGACGCATCGGCCACAATGCTTCCGGCGCTCGGCCTACCCTTATACATGCCCGCTTGACGGCGTACAATCTCAGAGAACGGCAGGATGGGGCATGTCAAACGGTCTCTTGCAGTTGGGTCAAGAAAGTAGATGTAGCGCAGTTGAAACCCAGGCAAGGGGGAAAGCCCCGCTTCCTTGAAACTCTTCATTGAAGCGGCGCCCGTTTCCAGGATGTTACTTGCCTTAGTCACGGAAACACGACTAAAGCAAGTTGCACGCCATTGCTCGTTCTTTGAACTCCCGTCTGTGGGACTCATCCTAGAGAATGGCAGATTGCCCTTATCCGGATTCATCCCTGGGTATCCCCAGATTTGATTGTTCTTTTTGATTTGAGTGAGTACAAAACCTGACGCTCTATAAATCGTACCATCCCCAGACTGTGTTGCATCAGCAAATGAAACTATCCACTGGATATGAGGATATGTCTTCCGAATTAGTCGCATCGCCACCGCAATGGCCCGACTCTCCGTATTTCTCGGTGTGTCCTCCACCATCGCCATGCGGTTCAGTTCAATAAAGCCATTCCATGGGGTATCTCTCACAAGGCCGATTAGTTTCCTTTTATCCAACGATGGACCGAATTGTAGCACCCCTGACAACACCCCTCCGAAAAACACTCCTAGATGCAGTTGGGAATTATTGACTGATTTGCGACTATAATGATGCGCCCGAACAAACACATGGGCGTCATGAGCCGCTATTGGAGCCACATAGAGAGACTTAGCAGTTGTCATTCACCGTGTTCCATTAGATAGACTTCAGCAATGAACGCTAGACCATTACCATTGCTATTCTCATTCTCCACAACTGGTTGACGATTCGCCCGTTTCGCCACAGATAAAGCCCGATTTATCTGTGCCCTCTGGTCGTCGGTGACCGTAAACGTCATTTGTCCCAGCAGAGACTTCTCCCTATCTGGTAATACGGGCATATCTGGAAGTGGCTGCGTCTCGCCATTCGCTAGCGCCTCTAACATCTCGTTCACGGCGGCGCTCTGAAACGAGGTGTCGGCGAGCAAGGCCATGAGAGCATCCATATCGGGCTGTGCCATGGCCGCCAGGGGGTCAAGCGTTGCCAGGAGCTTACCCGCCTCAATCTCGTCAAGGTCAAGCACGAGGACGGGTACAACCTGATTCGGGTCCAGCGCGGCCCTGAGGTGTCCATCAATCAGAATGAGCTTGCCTTCCACCGTCTCGCGAACCAGGAGCGCATCGGCGTACCCTATCTCGGATAGCATACCACGCAGGGCCTCACGCTGGGCCTTCGGATGCCTGCGCCAGTTCCGCTTGTCGGGCAAGAGTTCGCCTGCGCGGACACGGCGCAGGGCAACTATGCGGTCACGTATAATAGCTGACGACATAGCTTAGTTCTCCGTCTCATGGCATATAATTTGCAGTCCGCTATTGAGCGTCACGATATTCCCCGACAATCCAAGCGCCGACATTCCCACGATGTCCAACAAAAACTGTTGCCCTAGTGGGTCTCTCAAGAGGACCGTCAGCCGCGCAGGAGACTGCACCTCTGCCTTCATTACCCGGCAGTCAGAGAGCATTGCTACCGCATCGTGCCAATTGGTCGTAAGCGACTTCCCCATGTTCATGTTTTACCCTCCTAATAGCCCCCCTCATAGCGGCAAGGCGGGCCGTCTGGGGCTATTAGCCTACACAAGACACCGCTTGTGATTCAGAAGGCTTGTCTGAGCCTTCCCAGGGGGCGGAATGCTCAACAAGCCCTGCTGAGCAATTTGCAGTCAATTGTAGGGGCCTGACAGAGCGTACCATTTGGCAGCTTCAATCCGGGCATGTCCTTCACAAGCGTCCTTGAATGGAATGGGTCGTGACGCTGCTAGGGAACAGGACAGACAGAGCACGCC